ATTACTAGAAATGAGGGAAAAATATGGCAGATAAAAACAACGCGAGTAACGTAACCGCAGCAAAGCCTAAGATTGGTGGAGCTATTTACATGGCACCAAAAGGAACAGAATTGCCTACTGACGCAGAAACAGCGCTAGATACTAAATTTGAAAACTTAGGTTTCGTATCTGAAGAAGGCTTATCAAATGCTAACAGCGCCTCTTCTGAGAACGTTAAAGAATGGGGCGGTGCAATTGTAAATACACCGTTGAAAGAAAAAGAGGATAAATTCAAATTCACTTTAATTGAAGCATTAAATTTACACGTATTGAAATTAATTTACGGTGAAAAGAACGTAACTGGAACTTTAGAAACAGGAATTACTGTTAAATCTAAAGCTGAAGATTACGAAGAAAAATCATTCGTAGTTGATATGGTTCTGAAATCAGGAGTTATTAAACGTATAGTATTGCCACTTGCTAAAGTGTCAGAAGTAGGAGAGGTTAAATATACTGGTGGAAACAACATCGGTTATGAGACTACATTATCAGCGTTTCCTGATGGAGACGGAAGCACTCACTATGAATACATTAAGAAAGTAGGTTAATTATGATTAAAGGGAAAACATCTTCCGGATTTAAATTTCAAATCAATGAAAGCACAATTAACGATGACTATGAACTATTAGAACTACTTGTAGAAGTAGAAGAGAATCCTCTTCTAATTTCTAAGGTCGTTCGAAAAGTTCTAGGCCCTGCTGCAGCGGCTGCGTTAAAAGATCATGTACGAGATGAAAATGGATGTGTATCCATTCAGAAAATGAATGATGAAATTACTGAGATTTTCAAACAGGCAAAAGCATTAAAAAAATAATAGCCCTTGCAAGAATGATTGTGACTGATGAAGATGCTTTAATTTGCGACTTAGCAGAAACTTATCATATCTATGACTATCGACGGCTACCGGTTTTAACGGTGGCCGTTTTTTCTTTAGGGTTAAGACAAAACTCAAGAATTAAGATGATCATGTCTGGAAATAGAATCACGTTAGAAGAGTCGTTACTAGCTTGCGCTGTGGATAGATTAAGCATACTAGCATGGCAGAAAACGAAAGACGGTTCAAAAGGTACTAATGTACCTCAATCGATTTTAGAAAAATTACTAGGTATAGATGAGCGCAAATCAGAGTCAGATACTCAGACATTTAGTTCGGGCGAGGAGTTCTTAAGAGAAAGAAATAGATTATTAGGGAAGGAGGACACTTAATGGCAACAGAATTAGGTACTGCTTATGTTCAGATAATCCCATCGGCCGACGGAATCAAAGGCATGATTGAAAAAGCTATGGGAACAGAAGTAGTCGGTGCCGGAGATAAAGCTGGTCAAGGTTTTATGAAAAGCTTTGCTGGAACAGTCACTAAGATGATTGCTGCAATTGGGATTGGAAAAGTTCTTAAGGATACTTTAGCTTCTTCATTAAACGAAGGTGCAGCACTCCAGCAATCGCTCGGTGGTATTGAGACATTATTCAAAGGCAGTGCCGATATCGTTAAAGGCTACGCTAAAGAAGCGTATAGAACATCCGGTTTATCTGCTAACGCATATATGGAATCCGTAACAGGATTTAGTGCAAGCTTATTGCAGTCTCTCGGTGGTGACACTAATAAAGCTGCAGAAATAGCAAATATGGCAATGATTGATATGTCAGATAATGCTAACAAGATGGGGACATCGATGGAAAGTATCCAATTTGCATATCAAGGATTTGCTAAGCAGAATTATACGATGTTAGACAACCTTAAACTCGGTTATGGCGGTACTAAGGAAGAAATGCAACGTCTTCTTTCCGATGCTCAAAAGCTAACAGGAGTTAAATACGATATCAACAATTTATCCGACGTTTATGAAGCAATTCATGCAATCCAAGGTCAGTTAGATATTACAGGAACCACTGCAAAAGAAGCCTCGACTACGTTCTCTGGATCATTCGCATCCATGAAAGCTGCAGCACAGAACGTACTTGGAAATATGGCCCTTGGAGAGGATTTAACACCATCATTGCAAGCCTTAAGAGAGACGGTTCAAACGTTTGTATTTGGCAACTTTATACCAATGCTAAAAAATGCGGTTAAAGCCATTCCAGAAGTGCTAGGATTCGCCATCAAAGAAGGATTAACAGCTATCTTCGGTGAATCTACTACACAAACGATTATCAATAACCTATCTACGGCGTTCCAAAGTATTAAGAGTGCAGTAGGCGGTATTGGCGACTTGTTTGGAGGCTTTATTGACAAATTAAAAGGCATTCTTGGAATAAGTGGAGATGTAGGAGAGTTAGGAACAGCATTCGAAGGCATTACTGGTGCTATTAGCACAGTAACCGATTGGATTAAGCAGTTTGTAGATTGGCTTAATCAAACTCCTGTGGCAGTTGATTCTGTAACAGCAGTGTTAGCAGGATTAGCAGCAGGGTTTATTGCTTTAAAAGTCGTAAACACAGTTAAAAGTGCAATTGATAATTTCAAAGCGGGCTTAACCGCAGCAAAAACTGGAATGGTTGCATTTAACGCGATTGTTTCCGCAAATCCATTTACAGCCTTAATTGTAGGGGTTACTGCTGTAGTAGCTGCATTAACCTGGTTCTTTACTCAAACAGAAACAGGTAAGGCTATTTGGCAAGGTTTTACAGAATTCCTATCTAGTGCATGGACTTCTATTTCAAGCTTCTTAATTGATACTTGGAATAATATTTCTCAAACAGCAACTGCTATTTGGGAAGGCATGGTAAATGTCGCAACAGCCATTTGGAGTGCTATCACAGGCGCAATTATGGCAGTTGTTCAACCATTTATCGATGCATTCACAGGACTATGGAGCGGTATGAGTTCAGGAATCTCTCAAATGTTTGATGGATATGTTTCATACTTCACTGGAGCATGGGAAGTTATCAAATCAGTATTCCTGGGAGCAATCTTAATCATCATTGATTTAGTGACACTTAATTTCGGGAAATTAGGAACGGATTTAGGCGCTATTTGGGATGGAATTTCAAACGGGATGTCAATGATGTGGGAAGGTATTAAATCGATATTTTCTGGAGCAGTCAGTGCGATTGTCGGAGGTGTCCAAGCCACATTTAACGGCATGGCTGCATTCTTAAGTGGACTATGGGACGCTATTTCATCAGTAGCCATTGCCGGATGGAATGGATTAGTTTCTGGGGTTCAAGGGATTATAGATGGATTAGTGACTGGAGCGCAAGCCGCTTGGGACGCTATGTCGAATGCTGTTTCCACTTTAGTTTCTGGAATTACTGGAATCTTCGACGGATTATGGAACATCGACTTAGCAGGAGCTGGACAAGCTATCATGGATGGCTTTCTCGGTGGATTGAAAGCTGCTTGGGGAGCTGTTACAGACTTCGTTGGAGGAATTGCGAACTGGATTCGAGATCATAAAGGTCCAATCGAGTACGATAGAAAGTTATTAATTCCTGCAGGTAATGCCATTATGGATGGATTCGGTTCTGGGTTAAAAGATGGTTTTAGTGACGTTCAGGATACTGTTAAAGGTATCGCAGAAGAAGTTAACAATATCGTTGATAAGTACTTAAATAACGAGTTCTACAGCGAATTAGACTTCAACAGCAATGTAGCTACAGTTGGAGGAGTTGAACTAACAAGACAGCAAGCTTCTCAAATGAGTTCATGGAATCCAGATAACCGTCGCTATGATTCAGAAGATTCAAATCAAAAAATAGAATTGCATACGACAGTTGAATTAGATGGAAAAGTTGTTGGAAAGCAAATCACTCCATACATTACAGACGAGCAAAATAGATTAGATAGAAGAGAACGTAGAAAGAGAGGAGAGCGCTAATGTTTAGTTTAAAAGTGAATGGGCAAGAGCTTGGGAACTTAATAATCATCAACAACATTGATTTTGGATTTACTCCAGAAATGATTGATACCTCTCGAAAGTACGCTCTAGTTGATGGAGAACGGTTCGTTCGTCGTAGATTCGGTAAAAGAATTATAAAGGTTCAATTCACAATTCTTGGCGATCGTATCGAGAAAAGTAAAATCGCGATTCAAAGAGCGTTGCTAGTACCTGGCATTAGCAAATTTGAGTTTGGATATCAACCTGATGTCTATTATGAGGGTGTCGTATCCGGAACTAGTGATTTTAATTTGATCACATTTAGATACGCTCAAGGTTCGTTTGAAATTCACTGCTTCAATCCTTTTGCAATTTCAAAAACTGAGAAGGCTGCAAAAAGAGAGTCAAACAAGCTTATCTTCAATAATGAAGGAACTGCTCCGGTATATCCTATTTACAAATTCACTGCAGAAAAGCCGTATAAGATGATATCTTTCGCCCACCCAAGTGGAAAGATAGTGCAGTACGGTTATGAGAATGGAGAAGCGGTCATTAATACTAATGACTTAGTTGTGTTTGATAGTGCTGAGAACAAGCTCACCATTAACGGTGAGCGAAAGTACATCAACGCAGCAAGCCAAGTGTTCTCTATCCAACCTGGAATTACAGAAATCGCCATTATTGGCGATGAAAATAAGATTCCAGTCGTAGATGCTACATTTAAGGAGCGATGGATATGATAACAATTACTAATAGACGTTACGAAACGCTCTGCCAGTTAAGCTTTTACTTAGCTGGCGGTTTGATTGCTTATGATGATTGGTTTGAGCAAGATCTTGATACTGGGGTTGGAACTTATGAGTTTACTGTCGATAAGGATGGTAACCCAGAACTCGAAAAAATCATTAATGGTTGCTATGTATTCGTTATAGACGGAAATCAGACACGAGGATTCGAGATTGTATCGATTGAACAAGATAACGACAGCAAGACATTCTACTGTGAAGACGGTGGACTTGATTTGCTTGGAGAATCAGTGTGGCCACTAGATGGCACTTCTAGAAATCTCAAAGAGTACTTTGCTGCTGCTTCCTTAGATTCTGGCTGGGAAATCGGATTGAATGATGTTCCAGATAGCAGCAAGCGCAGCATTAAGGTTGAAAGCTTCGAGACTGCCGTTAAACGCATGAGAAGGATTGCTAAAGCATTCGATGCGGAGTTAAGTTTCAGCTATGAATTCGTTCATGGAAAAGTACATCGTAAACTTGTAAACTTCCATAAACGAATTGGAGAGGATAAGAAGATTCGTCTAGAATATGGAATCAACGTAAGCAAGATTACAAAGAAAGAAAGTATTGAACATCTTGCTACAGCGTTAAGAGCTCACGGTGCAGACGGATTAACATTGCAAGGGTATAAATACAACGATGGGCGTTATTGGGTCGGTGGAGACACTCTTCATGACATCCTGGAAGGCAAACGCTGGAGCCGTCATGATAACGTTGAAATAGATGGTGGCTACATTGTAGATACGTATCAGAGTGAAGCTAAGACTCAAGAAGAACTCTTTAAGGAGACTATGCTGCAACTTAAGAAAAGAGCGTATCCAGAGGCTACTTATGAAGTAGATATCACTCTACTACCAGAGGGGACATCCATTGGTGATAGCGCCTCTATTGTGGATAATGACTATCAACCAGCTATTCAGATTGAAGCCCGCATCGCTAAATTGAAAAAGCAGCTATCACAGCCTAATGTTGGAAAGGTAACCATTACTAATGTTGTTGAAAATCCAGACACAATCTCTGAGAGAGTGCAACGTTTGAGTACATTGATTAAAGAACGATTATTTGATTTCACTGAAGTACCTTTTGTAATGAGCATTCAATCAACTGATGGTGTAGTATTCCAGAACAGTAATATAGCAACTAAATTAATTGCTAGTGTCAGTAAGATGGACATTCCAATGAATAATCGTTTTTCATATAGTTGGAAACGCGTGAGTAAATATGGAACAGACGATACGGTATGGAATCAGCAGCATACAAGTGGCGGTAATGAATTGTCAATTACTGTCAACGATGTTGATAGAGAAGCCTCATTTATATGTGAAGCAATGGAAGGTAATCAAGTTGTTGCGAGAAACTCGATTGTTATCAAAGACTTTATTGTTAACAAGTCAATAGGGCCAACTCCACCAACCAATCCTAGTCCTGGAGATTTGTGGACTGATACGAGCATTCCTGGAAAGGATGTTCCAAAAATTTACACAAATGGCGAATGGAAGCCCGTTCTGAATAAGGACGACAAAGAACTGGAGCGGCTTCAAAAAGAATTTGAAGATCGTAATAGGGAACACGCTAACCAATACGCTAAGGTCATGGAGATTATCAATAAATCTCAAGTAACAGAAGACACATTCAGAGATTTAACTGGACGATTCAGCAGTCTTGAAGAGTCTTACAAGCGAATTCAAGAGACTGCGGAAGAGATTCGAGGATTAGGGCAGAGAACAAAAGCAGTAGAGCTTAACATTGAGCAATCAAGGGTTCTTCTCAATGCTCTCTCAACATATTTTAATGTTGATGAAGACGGCTTGTTAATTGGTAAAAACGGTGAAAAACTTCAAACACGCTATACCAACGAACGAATGGAATTTATCGATTCAGGCCGTGTCGTAGCGTATGTGTCTGGCCAACAGATGAATATCGTAAGCGCCACATTCTGGAATTCCGTTACTATTGCCAATCATATATTTGAAAAATACGATAACGAGTTCACTGTAATATCATACGTAGGAGGTGCTGTAAATGGTTAGGATTGAAAAATATACTAGTAGCGGATATGCAAAGCTTGCTATGGAAGTTGCTGAGACTGGTTACAGCATCGAGAACAACGACTCACCAGTTGAATATAAACTTTGGTTAGAGCGCGGCAGTACATGGGTTTATGACTTAAATAATGAAACGTGGGCAGAAGCTACTATTAACGGCCAAACAGTAGTTAATAAGTATGTAAGCTTTGATTTAAGAAATACAAATAGAGTGCTTCTAGGCAGTGGAACGATTACAATTCCTCACAACGATGACGGTAGCAAAACAATCACATTCTGGGCAAGAATCTTGAATGTTGCGGATCAAGGAGATATTAACTGGTTCAGTGGAACTCTTGGATTAACAAATATCCCACGCGACAGTGCTATCGGCTCAGTTACTGCTACAGAACTTGGACAGCCAGTGACTATCAAAATCAATAAAAAAGTTGACGAGTTTAGGCATCAAGTCTGGTGGCAAGTTAACGACAGCGGTTGGATTGATTTAGGAACTGGACATGATTCAAATGTGCAGTTCACAGTTCCAATAGATTATGCAGCACGTATCACTAACAGCGATACTGGACTTCTAGATGTGTGTGTACGCACATCTAGAGGCAATGACAAGATTGGAAACGATGTATATCAGAGAGGAATTGGAATTAAAGTTCCTGCTTCTATCGTTCCTACACTTGAAGATATAACGATTACTGAAAGAACGGCACAATTAGCAGAGTTCATTCCTGCTGGCAATTTTGTAAAAGATAAATCAGTAATGAGAGTTGAAGCAAATAATGCAGCAGGCTCTCACGGCTCAACTATCGTATCTACTGAGTTAACAGTAGATAATTTAGTTGTAAGAGCTGCTACAGGAGATTTTCCAGCTAATAAGGCAGGCAATTTAGAAGTTACAGCTAAGGTCACTGACTCACGCGGAAGAACTGCAATCAAGTCAAAGACTATCAAAGTATGGGATTACTACGCGCCTAAAATTATAGGATTCCTAGCAAATAGAACAGGTAACGGCACTAACAAGACTATAATTGCGACTGTTGCTGCCAATGTAAGTCCATTAGTGATTGATGGAATTAATCGAAATCCTTATACTCTTAAAATCCAGTATTCAGCTAAGAAGGCTAATAGATGGATTGATGCCGTAAATCTCACGAATGAAAGTACAGAACGGATTAATCGTCAATTTGATTGTGGCGCGTTTTATGAGATTTCTAAGGCATATAATGTGCGATTAGTAATCCAGGATAAATTGAGCGATTTAGTAGATTCTGTGCTGCTCGTACGTTCATCAAGAGTTCTGTGGGCATGGGGAGATAATCGTGCAGCAGTGGGAGGATTCCCAGAGTTAGAGGGGCACTTCGAGTCATTCCTTCCAGTCGCATTCCATAGCAGCTTAAATGTTGAAGATGGATTAATGTCTAGAGGGAAGCCAATCCAGGAATTTGTACTGACATCTAGAGATGGTAAATCACTTAAGTACAATGGCAACCTTAATAATTTAAAGACGGCAGGTGGGTACCATGCTTTTGGTGTTCAAAACAATCCAACTGGAACTAATAATTATGGATATGTGTGTGTTGTTACACACAGCAGCGATTCAAGTTACTGTGTGCAATTCTATGTGCCGTTCAATTTAGATCAATTATATATGCGTAGATGTGATTCGAATAGATGGACAAATTGGACTACTGTTATCACCTCAAGTTTAGATACTGGTTGGAAAAGAGCGGATTTGCAAAGAGGATGGCAGCATTATGATGGAGAAGATAGGGGCGTAGAGTTCAAAAAGGATGCCAACGGAAAAGTGTGTATCAGAGGAAGTTGCAAAAGTGGTTCTGGTGGTTCTGGAGCATTCTTCTATCTTCCAGAAGGATATAGGCCTAATAAAAAAGTATATTTTACTGGAATTCATGGTAGTGGCTCCATATTTTACGGAGGCATTACAACTGCTGGTACGGTATACAATTCTCAATCTGTAAATAACGGATGGGTATGTTTAGATGGAATTTCGTTTGAAATTTAGGAGGTAAAAATATGGAATTAGAAACAGCTAAAAATAGATTAGTTTCTCTAAAGCAGGAACGAAAAGATACAAAGTCTGAAATTGAAAGATTAATATTTCAGAAAATTCAAAAAGAGCAGGAAGTTCAAAATCTGCAAGAGGAGATTTCTCGTCTGGAACAGAAAAGTGCTACTAAAGACGATGAAATCAAAAGATATGAGACTGCAGTGGAAATTATGGAGATCTAATGCAGAACGATATCGAACTTAGACTTTTAAGCGAGCATCTTCAATCGCTCTTTAAAAGTCCGTACATTCAGATATTGCTTTGGCTTGTATTCTTTGACATCTTGTCTGGATACATCAAAGCCTTCAAATTAAAGAAATTTGACAGCAAGACAAGTACTAACGGCTTGCTTCGTCATTTCTTGGTTGTAGCTGTCGTGATGGTTATAGCACTATATGCACGCGCACTCGGTCATCGCGAGCTTGGCATTACAGCTTGCTTATTCTTTATCATTAGTTACATTGGCTCATTGATGGAAAACTGGGAAGCGCTTGGACTTCCCTTCCCAGAAGCCATGAAGCCATACATTAATCAAATGAGAAAGAATCAAGAAAACAAAATTAAAAAATTACTTGTGAAAGAGGTAGAATAATATGATGATTAATTGGAAAGTACGCATTTTAAATAAAACATTTTGGTTAACGTTAGTACCAGCTTTAGCGCTATTGTTACAAACATTTTTAGCTGTATTTAACGTTCGTTTAGAGCTAGGAGAAACAATCGACAAACTATTAGTATTCATCAATGCACTTTTTGCTGTATTAATGATTGTCGGAATTGTTAACGATCCAACAACTAGCGGAATTAGCGACAGCACTCGCGCTATGACATACGAACAACCTAACAACCAATAATGACAACGACGGGGGCCTTTACGGGTTCCCCGTTTTATTTCGGAAACCTTAATAACAATTTAAAACAAACAAAGAAAAGAGGAAAAAACATGGTAGAAATTATTGAAAGAGATATTTTTCAAGGAATTGCAGGAAAACGACCTTCTGAAGCACCAAAATATTTTATTTTGCATAACGACGCAGGAAGCATGAGCGCAAAACAATATATTCCTTGGTTACAATCAAGATATGACAACGGACAAGCTGAATTAGGCTTTGCACATTATTACATTGACCGCAACACGATTGTACGTGTTGAAAACACTTATAATGGATCATGGAGTACGAATAACTATGACGGGAACATGAACTCAATCGGTTATGAAGTTTGTCAACAATTATCAGCGAATGATGTTGATTTTAGAGAAAACGAGGAAATGTGTTTGCGTCAAATGGCGGAAGACATGAAATTTTACGGCGTTACTCCTGACTACAATTCGATTAAATTGCACAATGAGTTCAGTGCGACAAGTTGCCCAAAAAGAACACTTGAATTACACGGAAACTCAAATGACGATGTTAGAGACTTTATTATTCGAAAAATCAAACATTATATGACCTTGGGCGATACTGTTCAAGAAATGATTGACGCCGAAGTTCAGAGTTCTGATGGTTGGGTTAAGGATTCTAAAGGGTGGTGGTACCGTCGCAAAGACGGTAGCTATCCTGCTGATAAAGCTGAAATGATTGGGAACGAGTGGTTCCAGTTCGATAAAGACGGATATTGCTTAATTAATCAATGGTATAACGATGGAACTTACTACTACTACCACGATAGCCGAGGTGCTTCAATTCGTGCACGTTGGGCGGAAATCGATGGAAAATGGTACTATTTCAACTTATCAGGCGAAATGCAAACAGGTTGGGTCAAATACAAAGACCACTGGTTCTATTGTGACCCTAGCAACGGCGATATGAAAGTTGACCAATACATTAAACACGGAAATGGATGGTACTATTTAAAACCAAATGGCGAAATGGCGGACAAAGAGGCGTTCACGATTGAGCCCGACGGTTTAATTACAGTTAAATAATAGACAAAAGGCTGCCAAATTGGCAGCCTTTTTTTTGTTCCGTATTTGTTCCGTAAAATCGGAAATGTGGTGAAATGCAAGGAATTTAAAACGTTGATTTTACAGCTTTTTGAAACGTTATGAAACCCTATGAAATGTAAAATATAGTCTGTAGGGGGCATTTTTTATGCTTATTTATAGGCTTTTTTAAAGGTTTTGTTCCGTGGATGTTCCGTGGGATAAAATCTTTATTATTTTCTCATTATCTGAGACTTCTAATTCTTTAATGACGTGAGCATACGTCTGCATGGTTACTGTAGGGTTAGCATGGCCCAATCTTTTGCTCACAGAAACGACCTGTACGCCTTGCGATAGCAAGATGCTTGCGTGTGTATGTCTCAAGCTATGAAATCTTATTTTTCTCTCGATGTTCGCTTTTTTAAGTGTATTATCGAGAGTTTTTTTGACTCCATTATTTGTAATGTCGTGGAATACTCTTTCTGTGTCCTTTGGGAGCTGAAATAATAACGATATTACTTCACTAGGAATGATAATAGTTCTTTTAGCATTTTTAGTTTTACCGTCTGTGAAATCTCTAGTGTGTAATGAATCGAATCCTTTTTCGATTTTTACAGTATTTGTTTCTTTATCTAAATTATCCCAGGTCAAACCCAGACATTCTCCGAACCGCATCCCACTAACCATGGCTAAAAGAATAATATAGCGTGATTGATATCTAGGGTTGATTCCGTCTAATAATGCTGCATACAGCCTTTGATACTCTTCGAAAGATAAAAATTTACTTTCTTCAGTAAATGCTCTTTCATCATTTCCTTTGATTTTAACAAATTCACACGGATTATACATAAGAACCCTAGTTTGAACCGCATGCTTAATAGCACCACTGGTATAAGTATGATATTTAGCCACAGATTCAGTTGATAGCCTTTCAGCTAATTGATTAATATATGCTTGATAGCTATCATGAGTGATATCCTTGAGCATGACGTTAAAATTCTTTCTTACATATCGTATGATCATATCTATACGCTTTGAAACGCCTAACGAAACAGTTCCGTCTTTATATAGTCTCTTCCAGTTCTCCATATAATCAGCAAGGTACATACGTTCCTTTGCGAAATCCTTTCCTTGCAGCATTTCATTTTCACGTAGGATGGACGCGTCTTTCGCTTCAGCTTTAGTTTTAAAACCGCTTTTGGATACAGCCTTTTGTTTGCCGTTGTCATAGTAATATACTTTGTAGGCCCATGATTTGCCACGCTTATAAATGCTTGCCATAGTTTACCAACCTTTCTATTTGTGGTAAAATAGGGCATATTAAAGAGCCCTATTCCAGGGTGATTTTTAAGATTTACCACACTGACAATCTTGGCGGAGAGTAGTGTGGTATTTTTTTATTTACTGATAGATTTTTCTAATTCTTTTAACGATTGTTTAATTTGGTGTACAAGTTCAATAGAATTAGCTGGCAATTTATATCTAGTTGACCGACCTTTTCCTTCTACTTCAATATGTTTAGAGTTAAGTAAATTTGTTAGATGAAGTCTAAATTGATATTCAGTAATAGATAATCGTTCTAAAGCATCGCTTTTTGTAATACTACCGTTCTCAATTATAAATTTTATGATATCTAATTCTATACCTTGTAAATCTCTATAAGACGATAATAAATCAACTTTCCATAAATTGACTACGGTTTTGTCAAAATCGGTATATATTTCAGGAAGTTTTAAACGCAATTTATACGCAGTATCAAACATTTTTGGTCCACCTGAGCCTGCTTTTTCAGAAAATCCGACTCTTCTTAATAGTGTTGGAATCGTACTGTTTCTAGTAACTGAAGACCCACCGTGTATAAATTCGTTAACACTAACTTTCATCTTACCAGGGTTTTTAAATTCATAATAATCTTCATAAGCATTAATTACAATAGGCATGTCTGAATCATAGTAAGCATGCATAAAACAATTTGTAAATGCTTCTCTAACAGCTTCCTCTAATTCCGCTTTAACTGGTAATCTCATTTGATTTTCATCCAATTTAAAACTGTCTTTCACGCTTTTTAGTAATTTGTCAAGAACAATTAGATAAAAATCAAACACATTTAAATCCGGATAAAACATATCTCCTGTAGAAACTCTATCTGACCATCTTTCTGATAAGGAAGAGCTTCTTTCGAAATAATCTAATTGAAATTTAGGAAATCTATCAGTAATAGAATTGAATTTCCCAAAAAATAATAATCCACCACTAGTGAGTTTGTATTCATTATTTTGTCTATCCTTTTTCATAGCTCCAAGTTCAATGAGTAAATCGTGATTTGACATGTTTATATATTTTTCGTTATTTGTTTGGCTAACTAATAGGGTTCTAAATCTATCAATAGTTTTATCGTTTAAATCAGATTCATCAAAACCATTGAGAAGTTCATTGTCACTTTCAGAAGAGGAACTAGAAATTAAATATTTCAAATCATCGTTATTTAATTTTACATCTCCTGCACCAAGTCTTTTGTATGCTAGTTCTAGTTTGTTATTTAAATATACCGGTTTTTTGCTAGGATGGGCTTCAGAAACTGTAACTGCTATTAGTTTAGTTTCTTTCCCATCTATATCTAGAATTTCAACGTCATTCGAATTCAAAACATTGTGACTTACTTTTTGTTTATTTTCCGCTAGAGCAAATAGGTCATCTCTTATTTTTACAGGGTTTTTAACCCCTTGAAATGGATTTTCTTTATTATTTTCATCAACCCCTAAAATAATAGTTCCACCTTCAGTATTTGCAAAAGCTGAATATGTCTCCCAAAAAGATGATGGAAGGTTAGATTCAGCTTTTTTAAATTCTAAATTATTATTTTCAATATTCAAATTAAACACTCCAATCGAAATTCACGCGAAATTCGCGCGATTAATTATCGTTATTTATAGCATAAACTCAACTTTTTAGTAATACTCTATTTTTGTAATCACGCGATAATCACTCGTAAAAGTGGATATTAAATCTAATAATACTCTCTCATTTCTTCTTTGATTCCAAATCCATCTGCTTCACTACTTTAATCCTAAGAGTTTAAAAATATCAAATGAAGTTTTACTATACACTTTGTTATATATCGCTTTTTTAGGATTCCTAAACAACCCAATACCTTTTTTTCCATATCCTGGAATAACAGCCTTTTTGATTTGTCTCTTCCATTTTGAAGTGGTACGAGCTTTAATCATCTTTTTTAAGCTAGGTGTTCTTAAACCAAATTTCATTAATAACACTTCCTTTTTAGATTAATACCTTACCGATAACTGAAACTTTATTTGCACCCACAATGATATCCTCGTATTTAGAATTTTCTGATTTTAAAATAATGTTTTCACCATCTCTAAATAAGTATTTACATGTAACTCCTTCATCTTCAACTCGAACGATAGCGATCTCACCATCCTCCACAGTTGGTTGATATCTTAAATATACTTCAGAGCCTTTCTTTATTATAGGTTCCATCGAATCTCCAGTGATTTGAACTAATTCATTAGCACCATTCGGAACGATAGAGGATGGTAATACGCCCATCTCTGCATCGACGTCATCAACGTATATCATAGAGCCTGCTGCAGATTGACGGCCAAAAACGATAGGAATTATATTATCTTCTTTTATTTGTCCATTTTGCTCGTTTAGCTGTTCTTCTGCATAATTGTAGACGTTATTCTGCCTAGAAAGAGTGAGCTGTGCAGTGATATCTGTAATTTGATTGAGTAATGTGTCTTCCTGACCATAATTATCGATAGTATCTGTAGGGAAGAAATCATCTAAAGTAACGTGGAATATATCGCATAATTTAAAAAGTATATCTTGATTAACTTTTCTAGCACCTTTTTCATAACGACCTATAGTTTGTTTAGTCGTGTTTAATCTGTCCGCTAAATCTTGCTGAGTCATCTTATTATCTTTTCTATATTCTTTTATTTTAGCACCTATATAATGTTTTAATTCCATAGATACACACCTCGTTTCTGATTAAATAATAACATAAAGTAACCAAAATAGAAACTTTTTTTATTTTTTAGTAAGAAAACTATTGACAAGTAACCGAAATGGTTATATAATAAGTTTGTAAGGTTGGTTAAGACCTTAACTAAGCAGAAAGGAGAGCATGATGAAGGAAGTCAGCGAACTTCTAACAGCACTAGGAACATTCCTAGTAGGACTTGCAAGCTTGATAAAAGTTTGCAAACAAAAAGAACAGCCTAACAATTCTCGAAAAGCACGCAAGCATAAGAGAAATTAAAAGCTGTTCAGCTGTTCTAGCTCGAGGAGCTTAGCTCCTCGGTGCTAGTATATCATGAATGAGGATATTATGCTACATGGTATAAGTGCATTCTTATTTTGCCTACTAGTATTTCTGTGGATTAGTAGGGACGATAAGAAACATTAGAGAGCCTACAACAGGCTCTCTACAAAAAAACAATATTTTTTTATTGATAAAGTAACCGAAAAGGGTTATAATATATATTAGTGGAGGTGATAAATATTGCAAACAACTTTATACGGATTGAGAAAGGCTAAAGGCTTAACTCAAAAAGAACTAGCTAAAGAATTGGGCATTTCTGAATTATCTTACCGAAATAAAGAGTTAGGAAAGAATGAATTTACACAAGATGAAATGTTCTTCTTAAGTCGTTATTTCAACGAAAGAATGGACAAAATTTTTTTGCCAAGGAAGTAACCAAATCGGAAACTTTATCTATAAAGGATAGGAAAGGAGGAAATAATATGAATATCAAAGCATTATCGGATATTACAAAAATTGTAGTAGAAACAGACGAAGAAGACCCTAAAACCATTGCAGTCATCACGGCAGATGATATTGATAGTGCAGAAGGTTTTAGAGTCAGAATTACCCCTAAATATGAAATTGGAATAGGAGATGATATAGATGGAAAAAGAAAATTTTAATATACCAATGACTGTTTTTGAAGCTGTGGATACGGTGATCGTTTATGTTTCTAAACAGATTTTAACAGATAAAGTAGACAGTGCAGAAGGTATGACAAATGCCCTAGCTAAATTAATAGAAGCTAGAGCAAAATTGAACGATTTTTAATAGTCTATAAGTTGAGTTTTTTTAGAAGGTTCTGATGGAGATTTATACTTTTTAATTTTCTCAAAAGTTTTCCAATATAAATCAACTAACTCTTCTGGAGTTTCCACAGAATTCATATTTTTCTCAACATATATAACTGTTAATTTTTCAACCAATTCTAATTTCATATTCAACCCTCCTTTCAGACACATTATAAGTCTGAAAATGGATGGTAACAATATGAAAAATTAAGAAAGGAGTTTAAATCATGGAAAAGGCAACAATTGATTATTACGAGCCAATTTTTCTTGAAGTCGTAAAAAGAAATCCAGATAAATTTGTTGATTTAATAAAGCCATTTATTGATTCAAGAAGTAGACAGAGATGGATAACAACTGAAGAATTGTGTGCTGAAATTGGAACAAGTTCCAGCGCGTGGCTCAAAAGTGATGTGAGAAATCATCCTGTAGTCGTTGCTGCTAGACGAGTTGACACACGGCCATACAAATATAAAGCGGATCATATAGAAGCCATACAGAAAGTGTGGGATGAACGGAAGGATAGAAGAAGATGAGCAGAGTTGAAATATCAAGAACTAGAAAGCTAAAAAGAAAAGCTTTCTGGAAAGAGTTCAATAAGAACTTCATTAAGAAATACTTTAAATTCTTAGGACTTTCAGCATTAGCAATCGTTGGAATAATCGCATTTATGCACTTGTGTGTAGGTGCAGCAAACCAAAATTACAACCGTTTAGAATACATTAGAAAGAATGATCCATTTTATGTTAAGTCTAATTGAAAATATGTTTGATAATACAGAATTCGATGTGATGAAAAACACTGAATTAGTAGGAACTATTAAAGTTTTGAATGGTAAATACCATCTTGTAGTTACAAACGGAATATATAAAAGCAGCAGCACACATCACAGTCTAGAGGATGCTTATGAGACTGCACTGGAGCTGCTAGAAAAATAAAAATGACGACTTAAAAAAGTCGCCATTCATAAAATAACTAACTAAATTATAGCATAAATTAGGGGAAAAGCAATGAGCAGACTATTAATAGATGAGCCACCTCTTCAAGTACTGCCATCACTTGCTAGAGATATTGGTTTAAACGAGGCCATAATGCTGCAACAAATTCACTACTGGCTGCTTAAAAGCGGCAATGAATTTGAAGGTGCTAAATGGTTCTATAAGACATTAGAAGAATGGCAAACTGAATTCCCATTCTGGTCAACGATGACTATAAGAAGAACTTTAGGAAGCTTAGAAAAACAAAAAATCATTAAAATAGGCAATTTTAATAAAAAGAAATTTGACAAAACGAAATGGTACACAATCGATTATCAACGAGTGAACAGTCGATGTGTTCAAAATGAACATACGATGTGTTCAGATTGCACAGATGGATGTGTTCAAAATGAACAGACCTATACCAGAGACTACCAGGAGAGTACAACAGAGAATAATGTCTCAGAGGAGAAACCGCCTAAGGTTGTATGGACTGATGAGACTAACCATATCATTGATTATCTGAATAAGCGAACAGGTAAGAAGTACTCTGTTAAGACTAAGAAGACTGCACAGCTAGTCCATAAGTTACTGGATAATGGCTTCACAGTGGAAGACTTCGAGAGAGTTATTGATATCAAGTGTAAGCAATGGCTAAACAATGAAAAGATGAATCAATATCTCAGACCAAGAACGCTATTCAGCGAGAAATTCGAGGACTACTTAAACGAGGCACCAGCTAGCATTAAGCAGCAAGGAGCTTCTGGGCAATCGGTAGCAGATAAGATGAGAGAGCTATTCGGCTCAGAATGGCAGGGTTGATATGAATCACTATGAACTAGAGAAATCAATAATAGCAGCATTGTTGAATGACTTTGAAAAAGCACAATCAACATATCTGCAAGCCGAGTGGTTTACGGATAACAATTTCAAAACGATCTTTGAAATCTTGAATAATAACGGCAGCCGTCTAGATGGACTGATGGAGCTATTCGCTAAAGTAAGAGCTGAATTAAAAGATAAGACTATCGGATATGAGTATCTGATGGCCTTGCAGAAAACAAATGCGACTACAAGCGGATTAGACTATCTAGCTAATCAGCTACATCATGAGTATTTAAGAGCTAAGTTGGAGAAAGTAAAAGCAGAACACACAGAATTTCCAACTAAGCAGCTTGAAGCTAAGATGTTAGAACTGTTGAATGCAATTTCTAAGCTCTCACGCAAGAAAAATGTTGGTGATTTAGCTGAAACATTCGAGCAATTCGAGTATGAGCTTGAGCACGATATCGAAGACGGCATTAAGACATTTAGCGGATTAGATGCGGCTCTAGGCGGAGGCATCGGCCCTGGAATGTTGATTACTGTCGGCGCTCGTCCATCAGTCGGAAAGAGCGCATGGACTATCAATCTGATTGATAGAGCATTAAGACGAAATGAAGGCTTAAGAGTAGACTTATTCAGTCTTGAAATGAGCAAAAAAGAAGTATTCTCCAGATTCGTGGCCAAAATGACGACACTCAACACATACTATTTACGGAAAATGAATAAGATGCTTAAAGATGGAGATAAAGAGCTAGTTAGAGAGACTATCGAATACTTTAAGCACAAAGACTTGAAAGTATATGACACAGTGTCTGAATTGAACCACATACTAGGAATTATTAAAGAACGTGCTGCAGGGCAAGCTCCAGGAAAATACTTAGCTGTAATTGACTATGTAGGACTTATCAAAGTCAATAACAATCGCGACAGAAGGCTGCAGATCGAGCAGATTACACGAGAATTGAAGAACTTGGCCAATGATCAGCAAGTTCCTATTGTCATCTTGTCTCAGTTATCTCGTGGAGTAGAACAGCGCCAGGATAAATCACCAGTGCTAAGCGACTTGAGAGAGTCTGGCTCTATTGAACAAGATTCGAATGTAGTCGGGTTCTTGAGCAATGAAGAAACAGAAGCCAATCACGAAGGATATCAACGTGTGAAGTTCTCTATCAAGAAGAATCGTGAAGGTGATTTGATGGATTCTATTTTTAGATTCTATAAATCTCGAATGGACTTTGTGGAGGAATTCAAATGACACTGAATGCGATAGAGTTCGAAAAGATTATGAAGTCTGAAGGATTAAGGACTACAAGAGCTGTAATGGTTATGCTGCAGGAAGCAAAACAGTGTCAAAAGAACATTAAGGCAATGAGCCTGTATAAACATCTTCCGTATGCAGCAGCATACATCGAGCAGCAGAAGGAACAGAAAGATAAGGCTATCTGGCAAGCATTGGAAGTGGCCCAATTAGAGAAGCTTTATGGCTTCCGTCTGATTGAAGATAGAAACAGTGTAATAATAGCCACTTACCAAACATCCGAACCACATAGCGACATTATGAAAAAAATTAGGAGCCATATAGAGATTATGGCCGAATTGGAGAGAGAGTATGGCATTTGTAATTAAAAATATGAATATGTATTTTAAGGAAATTAATGATTATAGCACTCTGAAGGGATACCTTGATAAAAAGCATCCAATGCACACATCTGTATTCAAATCAGAGCAACGAGAAGCTATGACATTCAAGACTTATGGTGCTGCACAAAAATTCAAGAAGGAATATGGGATTCCTGGAAACATAATTGAAGTGGTTGCATCAGCAAAACCATTCATAACGAATGAAAAAGATAAAAGTATAGGACGTAATAGATTAGATGCATTCTACGATTCAACATTGAAGAAGACCAGGGAAGATATCGAAAAGATGATTGCTGATTCTGAGAACAATTTCAAGCATATGGCAAAGGATATATTAAGAGTTAGAACGACAACATTAATCCAGTTCTTACGTGATCCATATGAAATTGGTTGGAGTACTCGCAACAAAATCATGGACAGATTAGAAGAATATTTTGAAGGAGCTGGAATTAAGTGAATTTAAATGACCCAATCAAAAAAAGACGAATTGAACGTGAAGAGCTAATCCGATTAGTTCAAAACTGGTTTGTAGAACGTGGTTTGGATACGCTGGACGGAAGTGGCCAGCTAACCAAACTACAGGAAGAAGTAGACGAATTAAAAGAAGCATATATCCATATCAACCGCGATGAAGAGATTGACGCGGTTGGAGATATTACTGTAGTGCTAATCGGATATTGCATGCAGCGCAAACTTGATTTTATGGAGTGCTTAGAAAGTGCTTATAACGAGATTAAGGACCGAAAAGGCAAAGTTATCAACGGTGTTTTTGTGAAAGAGGTGCAGTAATGGATTTTGGGGATTTTGTGAACGTGAGTAAAGACTTAGCTGAAAATGCGAAAATCAAAGAAGCAGTTAAACATCCAAAGCATTATCAAGGAATCCATGGATTAGAAGTGTTCACTGTGATGGAAAATTTCATTCCGAAATATGAAAACTCGTTTGATGGATATATTGCAGGAAACATCTTGAAGTACGTTTTAAGAGCACCAAGCAAAGGGAAAATGCTAGAAGATCTAAAAAAAGCAAAAGAACATTTGGACTTGTTAATTGAAAGGTTAGAGGATTAATTATGGAAAATAAACTAGCACTCGATAAATTAAAAGACGATGTACATTACTTAATTGTGGCGCATTGTAAATATAAGGACAGGTTGATGTACGAACGAGCGTTGAAACAGTTCCAAAAAGATATCAATTATGGACAGTTAGAAGAAATGAGCAATGATGAACGATTCGCTTTCTTGACAGGATTTGAAACATCGTTAAAGACGATAAAAGATGCAATCACATTAAGCGAACAATTGAAGGCAAATTCAAGCTTTACTGAAACATTAAACAATATTAAGAGAAATATATATATGCTAAACGAATTCGGACAAATTAACGAAATATTTCCTGGAATTAGTCACGGACACGAAGCATGGAAAAAAGCAGTTCAACAAAATAATTCATTTAAGACAATCGAAGACGCGGAAAAAGAGCGCGACAGACGAGCGCTGCTATATGAGTTTAACCAATTTAAAGATAAGTGCAACAAGGAAAAAGAAATAGAGTTTAATAGTCGTACTTATAAAGAAAGATTTTGTATCTGTATTATTTATAACGAATTAGACTATATTGGAACGGAAAAAGGTACATTTTTCCCGCTTTTCGGATATTTCTACGACAGAGAGCACTGTTTAGAAGCTATCAAAAAATTTGGCGATAGAATTAAACGATTATACGTTGATTAGGAGGATGAGTGAGGATGGAAAAAAAAGGAGAACTACTAATATATATATTTGGAGCAGCGTTAAGTTTAAGCATATTCTTAGCAATTATTAAAATATTTGGAGTTCCAATTACGTGGGTAGCAGCCATGCTGCCAATACTGACATACGTAGCAATTATGTCACTTCTATTATTAATTGGTTCAATCGCAGGGATTTTTATTTCAATCCTGGAGAACATGAGAGGATAAAAAACAATGACAAAACTAAACGAACTAAAACAACGAGCAACAGACATGGAAGCGCAGTTAAAAGAAATAAAAGCAGAAATCGAACGATTGCAGAAAGGTTGGGAGATGAAAGTTCCAGATGAGTATATGGACGTCTACATTTATACTTTGTTATCTTCTGGGAAAGTGACAGAAAACTACTGGGCAGGTTCTAAAGACGAACAATATTGTTTTTTACAGGGAAACATCTTCCTAACTAGGGAAGCAGCCGAACTAGAAGGAAAACGCAGAGACCTACTGACACGATTTAGAGCGTTTCGTGATGAGTGTAATGAAAGTTGGTATCCTAATTGGAAGGATAGCGCAGAAAGTAAATATTTTATCGGTTTTCAAGATGAAGAATTAGGTATAGGAGTAGATTATAGCTGTCAACACTTTTTAAAGTTTGGATATTTTAAAGAATATAGAAATTGTAAAAAAGCATTTGAATTATTCGGTGACAAAATCAAAGAACTTTTTGTGGAGTGTGAGTAAATGATTACAAAATTAAAACATTTTTTATGCGCTGTATTATACCATCATAAATTAAAGCTCGGATTTTATGTAGATTCAGAAGGGGAATTTTGGTTCGTCAGTAGATGTGAGCGGTGTGGAAAGAAAATAACAATGAAATTCAAGGGGGAATAATAGATGGAACTAAGGTTATATTTAGAAAATGGGAAAATACTAATATTTGAAAATGTAACTGATTTAGAACAAGAATCATATGTTACAAGCCTTTGTACCTTTAATTATGTAAGTGTGGAAGATGGCAAAAAGAAAAAAATGATTTTTGACTCAAAAAGTTTGTTAGGTTTATCGGTCGACAAGGAGGATTTTGATGTTAACAGTTTATTCTAAACCAAACTGTATCCAGTGTGAGATGACTAAAATTTGGCTAGTTCAAAATAAAATTCCATACGAGTCAGTAGATGTATCTGAGCATCCAGAGAAACTAGAAGAAATTAAATTAAACGGATTCCAGCAGCTTCCTGTAGTGGCATTGGATGAGCACTTCGATAATGCCTGGTCTGGATATAATTTAGACAGATTAGAAGAATTGAAGGAGAGCTGCTAATGGAAAAAATGGGCGCACAAGAGAGACTAGTGTTGAGATTGATTCCAGTAAGCGACACGAGAAGAATTAATAGAGTAGACATCTCAAGAATCACTAAACTATCAGAGAGACGAGTTAAGAAGATAATAGACACATTAGTTAATCGTTATGGGATTGTGATAATCGGTGAACGAAACGGAAGAACAGGATACTACATTCCAGAAACAGACGAAGCTAGAAGAGATGGCATTAAGCCTATGGAATCTCAAGCCATCAAAGAATTTAACCGAGTGACTCGAATTCTTAAAGGCGATTTGAAAGCACACGAGAAGTATTTATTGGAGGATAAAGATAATGATTAATCATGTAGTTGTGGTTGGCAGACTTACTAGAAAGCCAGAACTTAAATTTACAGCAAACGGAACTAAATACACGCAGTTCAGCGTTGCAGTGCAGCGCAACTTCAAGAATAATAGCGGAGAATATGAAGCAGACTTTATTAATTGCCTAATGTGGCGCAATGCTGCAGAAAACTTCGTTAAGTTCACAAACAAAGGCTCACTTGTAGGAGTTGAAGGAAGAATTCAAACACGCAGCTATGATAAAGACGGAAGGACAATATATATCACAGAAGTAGTATCGGAAGGCTTCTCATTATTAGAAACTAAGGCAGCAACGGAATCAAGAAACAATCAACCTGTATTCAATAGCAATGAAGCTGAACCAATCGAATTCAGTGAGGATGACTTACCGTTTTAGGGAGGAGTTAGATGAAGCTAGATACTAAGGCCACGATTGAAGGAATAACTGAAGTATTAGAACATTATAAGACTCTCAAGAAGATTGCAGGAGATAATTATGTGAGTAAGATTACAGCAGTATTCTCATTCGAGCCTAGAAGTTACACAGGGACTGTGCGCAATCCTATTGAAGAACATATTGTCAGACAAGAAACAGCCAGAAGTTACATGGATAAGATAGAGCAAGCTATTAATAAGATACGTGATCCGTATTATCGGCAGGTTCTAATTGAGAAGTATGTTAAGAGTAATATAAGCGACATTGCTATCTATATGGACTTAGAGTATTCATCGACAGAATTCTATAGGCTTCTCGATAAAGCCAAAATAGAATTTGCGCATTATTATGATGGCGGCTCATTCTTAAAGTATGAGAAAGGAAAGAGTGTCAAAGATTTGTTTGATTTTCTGGGAGAACTTTGAAAGTAATTTGAAAGTTTAACAGTAGAGAAACAAGTTATAATGTTAATATAGAAAAAGTGGGAAATAAAGATGAAGCTGCGGAAACAACTTCATCAAAGCCAGTCCTGGAAAAGGTGTATCCAAGTTAGTAGCATGGACGACTGCTAACAAGTGCCGCATAGGAATTAGACAGAGTGGTTCGAGTCCGCTCGCGGCAATTCCCCTAATAAACAAACAAACTGTCAAAGAGCGTGCTGCAAGGTGCGCTCTTTAGTTTTATAGAAAGGACAAGCAGCATGAATTATGTGGAACCTATTCGAGATCCAGACGATGTGCAAGCTATGAAGGATTATCTGAAGGAATGGAACGAGCGAAACTATATGCTGTTCATGTTCGGAATTAACTTAGGATTAAGAATAAGCGACATCATTAAACTTAAAGTGAAGGATGTGCAAGGTCAGTACGTACACATTAGAGAGATGAAGACAGGCAAAATATTAAAACGTAAAATGAATCGCTCTCTAAGAAGAGAAGTGCAAGAGTACATCGGCAGCATGAATCCACAAGATTATCTGTTTAAAAGTCGCAAAGGAAAGAATAAGCCGATTACTAGAGAAGCAGCTTACTACATTCTGAAAGCTGCAGCGGAAGATATCGGAATTGAGAACGTTGGAACGCATACAATGCGGAAGACATTCGGATATCATCACTATAAGAATAATAAAGATGTAGCGATGTTAATGGTTCTATTTAACCACGCAAGCCCAGACATTACACTTCGATATATCGGCATTCAACAAGATCAGCAAGATAAATCGATGGACGATTTCTACTTATAACGATGTTCAATTTAACATAATGAGAAAATGTAAATTCAAAAAAGGAAAGTTAAAAAAGCATTATTATATCAATGGTTACGAGCGTTGCTCGAATTTAACACAATATAAGATATGATAAATTCAAGAATACCCCGGCACCCCTGAATATTTAATACCCCCACCCCTTTAGAAATGGCGGTACGATAATAAAAACACCCCCATGCAATTAAACCCGGTAGGGTTAAAACGACCCTGCTGCATAAAATTTAAATAAAGGATGAATTGAAATGGTAAGACCAGATAGGATTGGACCACATCGAGTAGCGTTTGAAAAGAACAAGAAGAAGATATTCAAGACGCAGAACGTATGTGGAATCTGTGGAAAGCCTGTAGACTTCAAACTAAAGTATCCACACCCACTGTCACCAGTGATTGACCACATCGTTCCTATAAACAAAGGTGGACATCCAAGCGACATTGAGAACCTACAGCTCGCCCACTGGACCTGCAACAGGCAGAAATCAGATAAATTATTTAATCAAGCGCGTGAAGTAAAACAAGTCCTAGGGAACCGCAATTTACCACAAACGAGAGATTGGGCAAATTACAAACCTGAGTGATAGGGGGAGGGGTACCTACCCCTTGCCTTTGGCGACCTCCCAGGCAGTATTGTACATATTTTCTCGCGCCAAAATTCAAAAAAGGAGAATAAAAATGGAATTGAAAGGCAAAGCATATCTCCGTAGGAAGTTAGACGGATATCGCCCTGGAGTTCAAATGCGATATAAGTACTATTCTATGGAAAAACTTGATAATACAGACGGAATTACTATTCCTGCTCAAATTAGGGATAAATATAAGGCTGTACTAGGATGGACAACAAAAGCTGTAGACAGCTTAGCTGACAGATTGATTTTCAGAAAATTCGCGAACGACAATTTCAACATCAATGAAATATTCCAGTACAACAATCCAGATATCTTCTTTGATTCAGCTATTTTATCAGCATTGATTGGTTCATGCTGCTTTATCTACGTTTCTAAAGATGAAGAGGGAATGCCTAGATTACAAGTAATTGAGGCAAGCAATGCAACTGGAATTATAGATCCGATTACTAATTTATTAACTGAAGGCTATGCTGTACTCAAACGAGATGATTATGAGAATCCACTGCTAGAAGCGTATTTCACTCCAAACGAGACAATATTTTATCCAAAAGGGGAAGTGCCGTACTCAATCGAAAATCCAACAGGAATTCCATTGTTAGTGCCTATTATCCATAAACCTGATGCAAGTAGACCGTTTGGGCGCTCACGCATTACTAAATCTGGAATTTCTTATCAAAAAACAGCTCAGAGAACAATTGAGCGTTCAGAGATTACTGCTGAATTTTACTCATTCCCTCAAAAATTTGCTCTAGGGGTTAGCCAAGACGCAGAATCGGTAGAAAGCCTAAAAGCAACTATTTCAAGCTTTATTATGTTCACAAAGGACGATGATGGTGATAAACCGTCTGTTGGGCAATTTACAACTGCAAGTATGACTCCGTTCGTTGAACAACTTAAAATGGCGGCTTCTGGATTTGCTGGTGAAACAGGATTAACCATGGATGATTTAGGTTTTCCTTCTGATAATCCATCGAGTGTTGAGGCCATTAAAGCCAGTCATGAGAACTTAAGACTCGCTGGAAAGGCTGCACATCGCTCTATTGGGTCTGGCTTGCGAAATGTAGCTTATGTAGCGGTTTGCTTGCGTGATGATTTCAGATACATGCGTAAGGAATTTATAAAAGCAAAAGTTAAATGGGAGCCATTATTCGAAGCAGACGCATCTACATTAACTATGCTTGGTGACGGTGCAATTAAAGTAAACCAGGTTCTACCAGGATATATCACAGCAGAAACAATTCGCGGTTTAACTGGTATAGAAGGAAATATGGAAGCAAAACCAGTCCAAGAAACACAAGAGCAAAAAGTGAAAGTTACTGATGACGCTTCTGACAAGCAAAAAAATAGGATTATTTCGACTTACGAAATAACTTCACTATTAAGCAATTACCAGAAAGGTGTGCTTTCAAAAGAAAACGGAATAGCATTGCTCGCTTCAACAGGAATGAGTGAAAAAGAAGCTAAATTCATGTTGAACAACACTAAGGTTGAAGGTAAAGACAATGAATAATTATGATATTTCGTATGAATACGACATTGTACCTGAACTTCTTGAGAAAATTAAAGCAGATTTCTTTACCCAAGCTGAAAAGAGCGCTGAATTAGAGAGATTACTAATTCTTGTTAAAAGTGGTAAAGCTAATTTTATAGATGCTCACGAATTTGCGACTAAATTAGGGCAAATTCTATCCGATGCACTTCAAATGAATATTAGTGGTTCGATTCTTCCTGATGGAAAGATGCACTTTAACATTGCTAGTCGTATTTTGAACGAAACTCTGGGTACTAACCATAAGATGGTAAGTGCATACACTAAGCAGGTACAAGAGATTTTAAACAAGGAGGCTGGAATTGGATTGAAATCCATCCAGGCTCCAATTAATCAAGAAAGAATTGACGGATTAGTCAATAGATTATCCTACGAAGAGAAGTTTGACGATGTGTCATGGATTCTTAAAGAGCCTATCGTAAACTTTAATCAAAACATCGTGGATAATCATATTAAAGTAAATGCGGATTTTCATTTTAAATCTGGATTGAAACCAAAAATCGTTCGTACTACTGATGGGAACTGCTGTGACTGGTGCAGTAAACTTGCTGGTGTTTATACTTATCCAGGTGTTAACAGGGATGTATTTAGACGGCATGATAGATGTACTTGCACAGTAGATTATCATCCAGGAGATGGCAAACAGCAAAATGCCTGGTCGAAAAAATGGAGCAACGAATCTACTTCTAGAGCGGATTACAGCAATCAACGAAGACATGATATTTCTGACAATCTAGCGTCTGAGGATAGACGCGAGTATCAAGATATAGTCAAGTCACTCGGAAGGGGCAATACTAACGTTTCATTACAAGAATTCGTCAGAATCAAGAACGAGAGAGGTCAAGAATATCATGATCTAAAAGATAAAGTTAAAACTGCTAAGAGCAAGAAGACTTCTAAATAGAGAGGATGTTGGAATGGCTAGAAAAAAATATGGAAATCAGCTTCCTACACAATCAGTCATCCTGCCTTACGTTAAGAAAAGGTCTCTCAGTAAGGAAGCTATAGAGATTTATGAGAAAACAGGATTAAGCAGCTATATCTGGCAAAAGAAATTGCTAGAGGCGATGATGGCTGTTGATAAAAAAGGACTATGGGTCCATCAAAAGTTCGGGTATTCGATTCCACGACGGAATGGGAAATCCGAACTTCTTTATATGCTCGAACTTTGGGGACTGCACCAAGGATTGAACATATTACACACTGCCCATCGTATTAGTACCTCACACTCTTCTTTCGAGAAGGTCAAACGGTATTTAGAAAAGATGGGTTACGTTGATGGTGAAGACTTCACATCGATTCGTGCTAAAGGTCAAGAACGAATTGCCCTGAAAAACACAGAAGGAGTGCTGCAGTTTAGGACTCGAACTTCAAACGGTGGACTTGGTGAAGGATTCGACATCATGATCATAGACGAAGCTCAAGAATATACGACTGAGCAAGAGTCAGCATTGAAGTATACAGTTACTGATAGTGATAATCCAATCACTGTTATGTGTGGTACTCCACCAACTCCAGTATCGAGTGGTACTGTGTTCAGCAAATTCCGTGAAACGTGTCTATTTGGGCGTGGTAAGTATTCCGGATGGGCAGAGTGGTCTGTGCCTGAAGAGAAAGATATCAACGATAAAGAGGAGTGGTATAAAACTAATCCGTCTTTAGGGTATCACTTAACAGAACGTAAGATTGAGGCAGAACTCGGTGAGGATAAGTTAGACCTTAACATCCAGCGTCTTGGATACTGGCCTAAATATAATCAAAAATCAGCGATATCTGAAATTGAGTGGGAAGAACTCAGACTTGATGAAGTGCCTAAATTCAAAGGCCCTATGTTCGTTGGCATCAAATATGGTCAAGATGGTACTAACGTAGCTTTGAGTATTGCTATTAGGACAGATTTCGATGATATCTTCGTTGAAACGGTAGATTGTCAATCTGTTCGAAATGGTAATGGATGGATAGTTGATTTCTTACGGAAAGCTAAACCATCGCAAATAGCTATAGATGGTGCTAGTGGACAGAAAGTTCTCGATGATGAATTGAGAGAGTTCCGAATAAGAAACGTAGTACTGCCGACTGTGAAAGAAATCATCGTAGCAAACGCGATGTTTGAGCAAGGAGTGTATCAAAAGACAATCTGCCACTCTGGGCAACCGTCATTGTCTAAGGTCGTAACAAATTGCGACAAACGGAACATTGGTTCAAATGGTGGATTTGGATATCGTTCACACTTCGACGATGTAGACATCAGTCTTATGGACAGCGCATTGTTAGCGCATTGGCTTTGTGCAACTTCTAAGCCAAAGAAAAAACAAAAAATCAGTTATTAAACTAAAGGTCACTGCTTATGTAGTGGCTTTTTTTAATAAAAAAATTACTGTACGCGCAGGTTAACGCGGAGAAAGGAGGCAGTAACATGCCTGATTTTAAAACGATTGAAACACAAGAAGAACTAGACCGAATCATTGGTGAACGACTCGCTCGTCAGAAAGAGAAGTATGCCGGATTAGAGAAGTTAGAATCTCGTGTGAAGGAATTGGAAAAAACGAACGCTGAGTTACTAGCGACAATCGACAGCAACAGCAAACTACTAGCTGAAAAAGACGAATTTATTAGCGCTAAAGAGTCTGAACTAGCAGAAGTTAACCAAGTTGTTGAGAAGTTCAAAGGAACACAGCTTCGTACTCAAATTGCATTGCGCAATGGTCTTCCGTATGAATTGGTAGACAGATTACAAGGTAGCGATGAAGAGAGCTTGCAAGCCGATGCGGAACGTTTATCTTCATTTATCAAACCAAAACCAGTCGCTCCACTGAAAGATGTTGAACCAGTCGTAGGTGATGGAAGAACGACAGTAATGCGACAAATGTTACAAGAATTAAATCAATAATTAAAAAGAAAAGAGGAAATAAATATGGCAGAAAAAACAGCATTAGAAACAGGAACATTATATCCACCGCAATTAGTGAAAGAATTGTTCTCAAAGGTAAAAGGCAAATCAGTACTAGCAAAATTATCTAAACAAGATCCAGTACCACAAGAAGGCAAAGAATATTTTGTATTCAACTTAGAAGGAAATGCTCAGATTGTTGGAGAAGGCGAACAAGTCAAAGCTGGGAAGGCTGACATTAAGCCTAAAGTAGTTAGCCCTTACGAAATCACATATCAAACTCGCGTATCTGAAAAATTCTTAACTATGAGCGAGGAAAAGCAAATTGACTTTTTAGAAAAATTCAATGAAGGTTTTTCTAAAAAACTTGCGGAAGCAATCGATATTGCAGCTATTCATGGATTAGAACCAAAATCAATGACTGACGGAAGCTTCCGCGACACAAACTCATTTGATGGGTTAGTAAAGACAAATATTGTAAATTACGAAGAAAATAAAATCGAATCAAATATTAATGCTGCAATTCGAGCGTTAAAAGCACTTGGTGAAGAAACAAACGGTATTCTTTTTTCTACAAAAGCATCACAAGATATGTCAGAAATTAAAGAAAATAACGTTGTTAAGTATCCACAGTTCCAATTCGGACAAACTCCAGAAGTGTTTGCTGGCATGAAATCTGAAGAAACAAAAAACATGGTAGTGACTGGCGGAAACGCAGAAAAAGACCATGTAATTGTAGGAGACTTCGAAAACAGCTTTAAATGGGGTTACGTAGATTCAGTTTCTCTAGAAGTAATTAAATATGGTGATCCAGATGGAGCTGGTCGTGACTTAAAAGCACATAATGAAGTTTGCTTACGTGCAAAAGTTAATGTTGGATGGGGCATCTTAGATGAGAAAGCTTTCGCACGCGTTAAAGAAGCGTAGGACAGCGATATGAAATATATCAATAAAGATAATGGTGTCATCATTGAGTCAGACAGCACTCTGTCTGGCTCATGGGAGCCATTCGAAGAGCCAAAGAAAAAAACAACTAAAAAGAAAGAAGCAAAGGATGATAAATAATGGACTCATTTGCGACTTTAGACGATTTACAGCGACTATGGAAACGACTGCAACCGTCTGAGATTGATAGAGCGAATGCACTTCTTGCCACTGTATCTGACATGCTGAGGGAAGAGGCTCGTCGCTATGGGAAAGACTTAGACAATATGGTTGTAGAACGTTCTAGTTATGAGAACGTGGTTAAATCTGTGGTAGTTGATATTGTAGCTCGTACATTAATGACTTCTACAGAGCAAGAGCCGATGACACAATTCAGCCAAAGTGCTTTAGGGTACTCAGTGAGTGGCTCGTATCTCGTTCCTGGTGGAGGTATCTTCATAAAGAATGCAGAATTGAAACGATTAGGCTTCACTAAGCAACGGATTGGAGTGATAGAATTCTATGATTAAAGGAATTACTGTCACGTTAGTAGATCGTGTAAAAACTGGTGAGGACGAGATGGGTGCTGCAACATACGATGATGTAGAAATTCAAGTAGAGAATGTATTAGTATCTCCTACTGAGGCTACTGATGTCATTAACCAGGTTCAATTGTACGGAAAGAAAGCAGTCTATACACTCGGTATTCCTAAAGGCGATACTCACGTATGGAAAGATAGGGAAGTTAAATTCTTTGGTGAAACGTTTCGAACATTCGGACCAGTTGTAGAAGGAATTGAATCCATGGTACCAACTGACTGGCACAAGAAAGTGACGGTGGAAAGATATGAGTAGCTCATTTAAATTCAAATTAAACACAAAAGGTGTTAGTGAATTTTTAAAATCTGAACCTGTCCAAAAGATGATTAGTGAACGAGCTAAAGAGATTGCTAGTCGAGCAGGAAGTGGATATGAGGCAGATACTCAAATCGGTCAGAAACGTGCCACAGGACGAGTTAAGGCTGCTACAGCTAAAGCTAAAAAGGATAATAAGAAAAATAATACATTACTGAAGGCGGTGAGAGGTTGATAGAGATTGAAATTAGAAAATTCATGACAAGCAAGTTGGAATGTCCAATTGTCTTCGAACTTGCACCTAAGATGCCAGATAAATTTGTATTAATTCAAAAAACAGGTAGCTCTAAGCGTAATAAATTATTAGCCTCTACATTTGCTTTTCAATCGTATGGAAAGTCAATGTATGAGGCTTCTTTGCTGAATGAGACTGTAAAAGAGATAGTTGAACAGTTAGTCGAATTAAACAACGTATCTGATGTTAGCTTAAACAGCGATTACAACTATACAGATACAGAATCAAAAAAATACAGATATCAAGCAGTGTTTGATATCAGACATTTATACAATAGTAATGCCATATATTGCAACCGCACGTGAAGGTGTTACATTTTTAGGTAATTCGATTT